GTACAAGGCGCAGGAGGTGCTTGCTGACCCTTCCTTGCTGTTCACTCCTGCCGTAAAGGCTCTGTATGACTTGGCTCACTCGGACATCTACTGGGATCAAGTCCATTCCATCGAGGCTCTGGGCGAACAGCCGACCTACGATTTGACTGTCCCGGGCAGCCACAACTTTGTGGCGAACGACATCATCGCGCACAACAGCACCGATATGGGCTACTCTTTCCCGAACGCGCTGTTCATTGCAGCACCGGGGGCTTTGTCGAGTGTGACCTCGGTTTGCGGGTACACCCCGAAGTCCGTGAGCAAGAAGACGATTCAGGAAGTCACGGCCCTGCTTCCGACCATCTCGGGGCACTTCGACACACTCGTGATCGACGACTTCTCGTTCATCGCAGAGCAGACCTTCTCTATGCTCGAGAAGAAGTTCAGCGGATTCAAGCTCTGGGGCGAGCTCCGCGATGTGGCCATCGAGTTTCGGGACAAGGCCCGGTACTCGCGTGTGAACGTCGTGCTGAACGCCTGGGAGCAGGCGCCGAAGACGAGTAACAACGGCTCGAAACTTCGAGGCGGTCCTCAGTTGGCGGGCAAGCTGCCGGAGAGCATTCCGGCCATGTGCGACGTGGTTCTACGGGCCATGCACGAGCCTGCGCGCAAGCCTTGGCCGGCAGTCTACCGATGCATGGCAGATCCAGCCTATGTCATGAAGGACAGGTTCAACGTGGCCTCCGTCTCGGACCCGGCTCCGATGAATCTGGGAGAGCTGCTGCGGGCAGCGGGCATCAAAATTTCGCGGTTCGACGCGAATCCAGAAGATGGCATCTACAAGCTGATTGGCCTCGGCATGGAGGATATGGTCTCGAACATCGCCGATAAGCTCTCAGGCCTGCCGGAGCAGGATGCCGTACTGGCCAACGAGATTTACAAGGAACTTCTGGCGAAGGTGCAGGAGTCTTTTGGTTCCCGACCCGCCCTACCTTTTGTGCGCTGGATCCTGCGAGATGCGGTAGACCGTAGTGTCATCCGTCTTGCCAAGGATACGGCTGAAAGCAAGTTTTCCCTGTTCTAAGCAGGGGAAAATCTCGAGGGGTGTTCCTTCGAGATCGTGTTGAACCCGATGAACGTGTGAACAGACAACAAGCACACGAGGAGAAAGCCAAAATGGCGGACGAACAAGACAAGATGATGCGTGACTGGGACTTCGACATCAACCTGTCGGGGATCTCTGCCCCTACGGGCAAGGGCGCCCTCTCGGTTCCCGAGGGGTTCTATTCGGTCGATCTGACCGATCTGTACATCAACCCCGAGAAGCCAGACCGGGTCATCATCAAGATGCTGATCAACGACGGCATCTACAAGGGTGTCGTGCGGACCGATGGACTCAATCGGCCGAAGTCGGCCGAGGACAAGGTGCGCTACTACTGGCGCGCCCTGGCCGAGTCGGCGGGATTCACTCCGGCTCAGCTCGATGCCGGCTCCGTGAAGCTCGGACCCGGAACCTTCAAGGGGAAGAAGGCGTTCATCCACTACATCCCTCGGCCGGATGAGAACAGCTACGACCGTACCGTCTTCCTCGCGAAGGGAGAGTGGCAGGCCCAGAAGGACCAGTTCGCGACCGTGCAGGCCGCGGGTGGGAACAAGCCGACGGACAACGGGGCGACCCAGTCCGGCGGTGCTGTTCCGACCAAGGGCGACGTGCTGAAGTCCCTCGGCATCCAGTAGATTCCTCCCGCAGCCGCGGGAAGAGGTGCCCGAAAGGCACTACCAGAGGAGCAGGGGTCTAGGCAACTAGGCCCCTGCCGGCTCTGCAAGCTGGGAGCGACGCCTCCGTACGGGCTCCGAGACCAGCACCCCTTCTTCTCTTGACAACTGACAACGGCTGAGATACGAGACGGACATGATTACCCTCGTTCGCCGATTCACTTGTGACCGCTGTGGCACCTTCACAGAGTCTCCCGAAGAGAGTGTTCGGCACGCGCTTCCAGCCAAAGGGGCCTGGCTCTGGTACTGCTGGTGTCCCGCCTGTGCGGAGGCTCTTGGTGAGCCGGAACGGGCGAAGGTCTCGACGGAACAGCAAAAGGCCTGGAATGCCCATGTAGCCGAAATGAACGATGTCATGACGGCTAAGTACAAAGAGGCAAACAGGCTTTACCCTCAGCCACCAGATGTCCTGGGCATAGAGGCGAAGAGACTACTGACGTTGAAGGAGCAGAAATGAAGATCGTCGAAGCCACTCTGGAATCGCTCAACGAAGAGCCTGATGTGAAGTACACCCGTGTCACGATTCGGCCGGGGGACTTCGGTACGAAGTACCTTCCGGTCCAGAACGCGAATCGAGAGATCGACACGAAGTGGGCCAAGAAGCTCTGGGAGAACTGGCCGTCGGTCGAAGGAGAAACGATCCTGGTGCTGTACCAAGATCCTAAAGATGCAAAGGTCTACCGCATCATCGACGGACAGCACCGCATCTATGCGGCGTCCAAGTGGCTGACGGGAAAGAAAGAGGCCACTCTGGAAGCTCAGATTCGGCCTTCCCCAGTCGGGGGGCTGAAAGCGGTGGCCAATCAGATCTCGCATCTGAACCTGGGAAAACGCTATCGGACCCAGGACCATCTCGCCAATACGCGCAGCGGCTCTCTGTGGCCGGACATCTTCCGGGCGCAAGGCCTCGAGCCTGTGTACACCCGCAGCGGGCCGAAGTTCAGTTGGCCATCCATCATCGGAGGTTACCTCGCCTCCAAGGGCATGACTTCTGTGAAAGCCACGTCAGCAGAAGAGCAACTCGACGCTTGGCTGATGAAAGACCCGAACGAGATCCTCTGGTGTGCCAAGACCTTGTCCTGGTGGAAGACCGCCTGCGATGGAGCCTCCAAGACGCACCGGTTGTACACCCTGCAGTCTCTGATGGGCATCGCGTTCGCGTTGAAGCTCTGCCGCGAGAATCAGGGCAAGATGACTCATCTCAGCAGCGTGCCTAGCCGCCTTCTGATGTGGCCCGAGCTTCCGTCTGTTCGAGGGTTCACCGCAGCGCGGGGAGCGCTCCTGCCCGAAGCCTTGCTCAAGGGCGTCAACTTCAGACTTCACAGCGAAAGCCTTCTCACCTACAACGGCAAGACCGGCCGGGAGACTCCATGAATCCGATTATGAATGCACCGATCATCGGACAGCCGAAGACCCTCAGCGAGATCAAGCCCCTCAACGCGGACGAGATCAAGATGATCATCGAGCAAGCCGGCATGCTGCTCAAGTCGGGTCAGCCTCTGGACATCCCCGTCGCTCTGATGGGCATGGACATCCTACGTCTCGCCGTCACCCTGAAGGAGATGTCGGCGGCTCTGGCCGTAGCCAAGAGCCAGGACGTCGATGTGGATGGCTCGCTCGCAGCCGAGGCTCGTCCGGCTCTGCTGGATCTGTCCAGGTTCGGCAGTGAGTAAGCCAAGCCGGTACGGCAGCTCTGGCCCGTATCCAGGGTATCCAGGGATCGTCCCGCAGATGCCGCTGACGCTGGTTCTGCCTGTGCAGTTCAAGACGATCGTGGAAGTCGGCTAGGTCTGAGCAGACGAGTTCGGCTAGGTCTGAACAGACGGGTTAAGAACAGGGGCATGACCATCCTGCAATGGGTTGAAGCGAACATGACGCGGTGCGATGAGCTCGCCGGCAAGACCTCGCGAACGGCCGGCGAGCAGGCTGAGCTGGACCGGCTCGACATCGAGCTGGATGCCTTGCTGCCCGAGCCCGCTCCCCTGTCTGCCGAGGTTAAGACCATTCTGGACGAGCTGAAAAATGGCCTTTGATCCTAGGACTCTGGGCGCCAAGTGTGATCTGTGCCCGCTGAACGGAAACAAGCCGGTCCCGTCGGAACAGTCGCAGATCAGCGCCCTCGAGATCTTGTCTGGGCGTAAGGCCCATTTCGCCATTGTCGGCGAGGCTCCCGGAGAGGTCGAAGAGGCTCAGGGGCGCCCATTCGTAGGCCCTTCCGGCTCGGAGCTCGAGAAGGCTCTCCGGGCCGCAGGCGCCAGACGAGGTGACGCCCTCATCACGAACACAATCGCGTGCAGGCCGCCGGAAAACGACATCGGAGGCTTACTTCGGAAGATCAGCAAGCTGAACAAAGAGCGAGACGCGGACAACCAAATCGCCTCGCCGATCGACTGTTGCAAGCCTCGTCTGGATGCAGAACTGAAAGGCTACGAGAACTTCATCACCTTGGGGGCCACCGCGACTCGGGCCCTAACAGGGTCTGCGGCCTCCATCCTGGCTGTTCGCGGAGGCCTGCAAGACTTCCCTGCAACGGACGAGCTGCCTGCCAAAAAGGTCATGCCGACGGTCCATCCCGCCTTCGTGCTGCGAGCCCAAAGATGGGCCCACGTCTTCCGGAACGACGTCTACAAGGCGCTGCGATGGTTCTTGGGGAAGGCAGAATGGCAGCCTCCGCACGTCACGCTGAACCCCAGTTTGCTCGAACTGATGACCTTCCTGTCCCAGGACCATCTGTTCGCGTACGACTTGGAGACGGACGGGATCGAGCCTCTGACAGCGAAGATTCGTTGTGTAGGCGTCGGCACCACTGAGAAGGTGGTCATCGTAGGCCTTCTCGGCAAGGACGGGTTCACTCGCTTCTACCCACCAGACGAAGAGGCTCAGGTCATCGCCCTGCTGAAGCAGTTCTTCACCGACGAAAAGATCACGAAGTTCGGGCATAATTCGGGCTCCTATGATCGCATGGTTTTGGAGTCTCAATGGGGAATAACCCCCAAGCCGAACCTCGATACCATCCTGCTTCATCGATGTGTGGAATCTGAGCTTCCCCATAGCCTCGCATTCGTCGGTTCCATGTACACGAGTGCTCCTTCGTGGAAGACAGACAGAAGCGGGAACAAGCTATCGACGGGAGCGGAGTCAGATACTGAGCTTTTTGAATACTGCGCCACGGACGTGGCTATTACCGCGGCCGTTCTGCCTCCTTTGGCGGAGCAGGTAAGACTTCGGGACCAGGTCCAAGTTTGGCAACTCGATCAGAAGATCCAAGAAGTCTGTGTCGCCATGCACACTGTCGGCATGTTCGTCGACCAGAAAGTGAGGCTGGAAGAAGAGAAGCGGCTCCTGGCTCTGCGGTACAAAACGCTGGAGACCCTGCGGGCTAGGCTTCGCGATTTGGGCTTCAATCGAACGGACTTCAACCCGGGCTCGATCTACCATCTTCGGGATCTGCTCTTCGGCAAGTGGCATCTTCAACCGCCGCTCGAGGACGAGGAAGACCGCTGGACGGCCGGGGGAGACAAGAGCACGGGCGACCTGATTCTGCGGGCGATTCTTACGCAGCCGGAGGTGGCCGAAGGACAACGGGAAGCCATCAAGCTGATTCGGAAGTACCGCAAGACGCAAAAGCTGATCGGCACCTACGTCACCAAGCTGCGATTCAACAACATCAAACCGGACAGCAACGACTACTTCTCGGACCTCGGCTGGGACGAAGACGAAGAAGACTCCGAGTGGATGGCCGACTCCGACATCCGTAAGAGGTACGGCACCGACCGGCGTGGGATTGTGGTACCCGGAACCGGAAGGATGCATCCAGGATACAACGCGCATGTTGCAAATACCGGGAGGCTTTCTTCCAGTCGCCCACTGAACGCTCAAAACGTACCGCGGACCATGCGCAGGATGGTATCCGCAGCACCAGGACATGTCCTGGTAGGGGCAGACATGGACCAGCTCGAGCTGCGAATTGCAGCGGCTCGCTGGCAGGTCGAGATCTACCTTCGAGCCTTCGAGGAAGGCAAAGACCCCCATTCCATGACGGCTTATGCCGCGTTCGGAGAGGCCTTCTGTCAGGCTGCTGGGCTGGACGCCCTACAACTTCTCCAGCCAGGCAGGTTCAGTGGCTCAGCCTATGACGGTAACGGGAAGTTTATCGGCAAGGGCGACGCGAAGAAGATGAGGGATCTAGCGAAGATTATTCAGTACGCCTGCGCGGCGAAAGGCACTAAGGTCGCTGTAATCGGAGGCTCGGGGGCAAAAAGTATCGAAGAGCTCGAGGTAGGAAAAGACGTCACGTACTCGTGGATCGATGGCCGCTTCGCCCCGGCTCTTGTGAAGGCTAAACGCTGCAACGGGGAAAAGAGTTGTGTTCGCGTCCACTTTGGATGGAGAACTGCTCTCGGAACCGTGGAACGCCGGTCCGAAGTCTTCACCAAAGACCATCTGTTCCTTCTGCGCGACGGCACATTCAGAGCCGCAGGTGCCCTGCTCGCAGGAGACCGGCTTATGCCCTTTAGAAGATCCGTCGTGAGCGGCTACAGGTACGTCGCTCCTAGCGACGCACGGTTGTCTGAAGGACGCCGTAAAAGCGGGAAGTGGTTGGCCTCCGTGACTGAAGCCAACAGGGATCCAGCTAAAACTGCCCAGATTTGGGAGAGTCGTCGCGCCAACGGAAAGGACGGAACCAGGCAAAGAAAGTCCGTTCTTGATGTGTACAGAGAGCACATCGGAACGCTGCCTGATAGCCAAGTGGCTACGATGGCGGGCTGCACCCCAGAAGCAGTCGCGTATTACCGCAAGACCCGCAACATCCCAGCTCCTGACACCGACTACGGTAAGAAACGCCTGCATCTGATGGCTCTCAAAGAGAAGCTTGGAGTACTGTCCGATCAGTCAATAGCTGACGCAGTAGGCTGTGACCGCACGTCGGTACAACAGCTTCGCATCGAGCTTGGAATCAAGAAAGCCTCGAGGGCAGGGGAAAAGAGAGAATCGAAGCTTGACCCTTGGTCAGTTCGCATAGGCCATGAGGCGGACTCGGTCATCGCACAAGAGGCAGGTGTGACTCCAGAAGCGGTAGCCTACTTCCGGAAAAGTAGGGGAATCCCGGCCTACTGGAAGATGCCGGAGGGCGGAACGAATCATGAGGTCCTGCTCGTCGAGGAGGCAGGAGTACAGGAGGTGTGGGACATCGAGGTTGATCACGAGGGGCACACGTTCGCTCTGGAGAGCGGCATCTTTGTCCATAATAGCCAGTACGAAGCGGCAGCCGAGACCGTACATCAGGTTGTGACCCGAACGGAAGTGGAGAAGGCTGACGGAACGACGGAGCTACCCTACGCCCTCCA